ATATTCAAAACCTTTGAACTTGTCATTGAAAACCTGCTCGGTCTTCTTGTTAAATCTAGACTTCTGTTGTTGAGCTAATTTTTGCGTCTGCTCTGACTCTTTATTGTATCGGTTGAAGAAATCAATTGCTTTCTGCTGCTCACCCGTGAGCTTGCTTCCAGCTTTAATCTCTTCATAATATTTAGACTTTTGCCCGTCTAAGTAGGTCTTGGCCTCGGCAACTTGCTCTTTGAGGGCCAATTTTTTACGTTTAATATCTCTTTCATCATCTATGTCTTCGTCGAATGAGAAGTTATCTTCCATCATGAAGTTAATCTCCTCTGAAGTTAGATGAGGTTTAGTTCTTTTGTAGTACTCAAGCATAGCATCTTGATCATCTAAATCTTTAACATCCCTGTTAAGATTAACATAGTCCTGAAGATCTCCACCTGTTTCATCCATGAAGTCCATTAACTTTTGAACGTTTTCAGGTATTGCTTTACCGGTTTCTTCGTTTGCATCTAAAGCTTCAATAACTTCCTCTTCAGTTACAACCTCATCGGTTACTTCCTCAAGCGCGGGTACTTCGCCATCAATGTCCTCTTCTTGTGTGACTTCTTCAATGCTCTCTTCGAGATCGGTTTGCTTTTCATCTACTGGTTTACTCAAATCTACTTTAATGACACCTGGGTCATCTTTACTTTCAAATTTCTCTAGATCAATCTCAGGTTTTTGCTCCTCAGCAACCTCCTCTACAGGGGGTGTTTCTTGGATAACCTCTTCGGTCACCTCTTCTTTTTTTACTTTAGCCATAATACAATATTATATAATTAATTACCTATTTGTGGGTTGAACTTATCTAAACCCATTCCGCCTCCTAGTACATCATTACCTGAAGACTCAAACTTTTTAGCATTTGCCTTGACATTTTCTCGCTTATCTTTACCTGCCTCTTTCATTCCTTCCACCTTCTCAGTTGATTGTCTCTCTTGAGATCTGAGCTGCTGGTTAAGCTCGAACTCGTAAGCCATTAACTCTTTTTTCAATCTAACCTCTTCTTGTAAGTACGTGAGTTTGGCTTGACCTTTCAGTTGTTCTAACTGGGAGTCTGTTTGAGCTTTTGCCTGATTTTTTTGTATCTCAGCATCAGCTGCGGCTTGTTGAGCTTGCGCATTAGCCTGCGCCTGGGCTTGCATGTTCTCTTGTTGGATTTTTTGATCGCGTTCCTGTTTTTTCCTACGTTTAATCTTCAACAACTGATTAGCGAGTTTTAAATTCTTAACATCCCTAATATCTATAGCATCATCTAAATCTATCAACTGTTGAGCTAAAGCCGTCTGTATGTTATTCTCTAGCAACTGCTTCTCCTCTTCGTCTGGTTCTAGTTCGATGAATATACCAAAATCATATAAGTGTAACTCAGACATCTCCTTAAGAGTTGCAACGTTATGAGCCCCTATAGCTTGAACAAAAGCATCTGCTGTAGGTGAATACTCTAGTATGTCAGATATCCTTAAGGATAAAGCTTCGGCTACTTCAGCCGTTAAGAACATAGATCCAAGTAGTACATGTCTTGTAGCTACATTGGAATTTGCGGCCGCTAACTTCTGCACTCCAACTAAAGACTTAGGATCTGGCATACTGCCGTCTCTAGCTTCGTTTAACCCGGTTACATCACGAATCATTTGCAAGTAGTAGTTATACGTTTGTATTAAACTACCAATTTTATTTTGTCCAGCTCCATTAGATATTTGCTGGATAGGGATTTTACCAGGGTTTTGATCACCGTCACTAGTAAACGATCTACCTATAACACTACCAGTTTGGAAGAACATGTTAAGTGCTTCCTGCGGGTTATAGTTTGTGCCATTACCTAAATCTACCTCAGCAAGTCCATCAGCGTCAAGGTATACTCCATCGGGTACCATGCGCGACATAACCTGCTGTAACTTAAGGTGTGTTAACTGAATAGTATCAGCAAACCCAGTAATTCTACTTACGATAGATTCAATTCTACCTTGATACATTCTAGGAGCTACGATAGAGTAGTTCATTTTAACTTTGTTAAAATCACTCTTAGACCGCATCATGTTTTCGGCTTTATTCCACTTAAGTAATTTATCAGTACCTAAAACCATAGCGCCTTCAAAGATACACTCCACAGATCTCTGTAACCTAGAATATCCACCCTCCTTATTTTCAGGTGGATTAAACGAATCTGATTTCTCTATAGCTTTATCTCCTCCGCTACCAGTTTCTTTAATCTTGTAAACATCATTCGTATGGGTTCTAAAGTTGAAATATAAAACTTGAACTTTATTTTTATCCATCTCTTGAGTATGTCTACCTGTTCTCTTGCTACTACCTGAGTGTATATCTTTTAAATCTGACTCCGTTAAATTATCAAATTCTCTAGCCAACTCATTAATAGGTATAGTTTTTACCTCTCCTATATAATATATATCCTCGAAATATGGTGACTCTGTATGAGAATAAACAATATTTGCTGGGTCAACGTATTCAACTGTAACTCCATCACTCCAGTTAAAGCTTGTCTTTACACATCCAATTCCTAGTACGGTTAAGTCATAGAGCAGACGACGTCTAGTTAGATCGTATTTATTCCCATCTAATAAAACGTTTATAGCCTGTTCTTCAGCGATCTCCACAGCTTGCTTATAATTAAGCTGCATATGCAGGTCTAACTCCTCTTGCGTGTCTGGTAACTCTTCTTTTTTATTCTCGTATAAATCAACGTTAAATAACTCCGCTGCTTGGTCGTTGTAAACCTTAGCGTCCATATCCCTCATTAGGGACTCCATATATTCCGTCCTTTTACTTACACCGAATTGATCTTGCGAATGAGCTTTAACATTAAACATCCTTTCAGACATACCGTTAACCACTATATCTACAAATTTAGGTATAATAGGTACTGGTTTCCAGTCTAAATTAAGGTAGGATAAATCACCGTTAATAGATAATTCATCTTTATATTTCTGTATAGGTTGTTCCCCTCTAGCATACAGCCTAAGGTTGTGGAAGTTTCTCTGAGTGGCACTATATCTATTACTATGAGAATCTTTAAACCACTCTTGCTCGATAGCCCTAGCTACTTTGAGACCGTATTCGGCACTCATTTTCTCTAGGTCAGGAACCGCTTGAGAAGGAAAATTTACATATACTGACTCAGCCATGCTATTTTATTATCTGGGAGTTAAATCCCTTATTGTTGTATTTCGCTATATTCAAATCCAAAGGTTGTATCTCTACTTTAGCGTTAGGCGCATACAAGTGTCTGTTGCAAGCCATGATGGCTAAACCAGAACTTATAGACGCGTCGTGCTTTGTTCTTTTATTTATGTCAAACCTAGCCCAGTCATTTAGTAGTTCATTAAAATAAACAGTACCGTAATTACCTTCACCTAAATGTCCTACGTGTCCTTGTATGTACATCTCTATAGCTGAGGCGTGAGCTTGTTTAATATCTTCGCTTGAGTTTGGTATACCACCCACTTCTTTTTCAGCAACTGATAACTTCTTCCAAGTTTTATCTGGTCTGTTCATACTGTATCCTCTATAACCTCTTCGGCGTAGATAGTACAGTAATCTTGGTTTGTTGTTCTCTGCAAGTAAAGGCATACCGTAAAAAACTAACGCCATTAACACATCTTCAAAAAACATCTCTGCGGTTTGGGGTCTTGCTATATATTCTAGGAAAAACGTACTCGAAGGCACATCTTCCATAGAGAATTTCGTTAATCCGTGAAGGGCCCCTTTCGATCCCTTGCCATCAACAGTACCGCTAATATCATAACTATCACAGCCAAACGCCCCAATATGATCATTCCCTGGGAACTTAATACCATTTTTTATTATCTGTTTATTCTGCAAGTGAGGTGGGGGAACCCAACTAACTTTAAATCTTCCACCCGGATCTGGGTGGAATATCACTTTAGAATCTTTAACACCATTCACCCAGCTGAAACTCCCGGTCGTAGTATGAGCGGCATGCCTACTTCCTTCGTTGTAGTCTATCTGCTCATATATCTTCATTAAATTAAAGATACTGTTTTTACTCTCATCCCTGAAAGCGTGTTCCGTAGTTCTAGGAAACTGTCGGTAGAATTCGTTTAAAGCGTCTTGATCATCTTTTAATCCCTCTGCTTCATTCTCCCAACTGTCTACAACTCCAATCTCTATTAATTCACCGTCTGGTCCCAGTCGTTCTCCATCACGTGGATTATCAAAGACTGGAAATCCGAATCCATCAATAAATCCCTCATAGTTCCATTCCATTGGGATAAAGAGAGAATAAAGCCCAGACTTTGTCTGTCCATTACGGTTTCGCCTAGAAACATCTGAGTCATTGAATAATTTTTTAAAGTTACTACCTCCTTTGTCTAACGCGTTTGAAGTAGATCCCATAAGGCATTTCCCTACAATTCTACTTCCAAGTCTTAAGCAAGTCTTTGTTACTCGCCAGTTATTTAATATATTATCAGGTCTCTCCCACTTACCACTCTCATCATGTACTAATAGACTTAACTTTTCACCGTCATAGCTATTGTCCCCTGTATTCTTCCAATCTATAGTAGTATCAAGCCCTACTATCTCTTCAAGCTTTTCGTTAACCTCTATTTTCCTACGAGTAAACTTACTCGCCGGGACCCTGTAAGCTAATTCACTCTTAGGTCTGTCCATACCGTCTTGTATCGGTTTGAAGAAGAACGGGTAGTTAACGCTGATAGGTACAACCTTATCCGTGAACATCTTCTTCGCATCGGCACCAGACTTAGAAAGAATCCCATATCTACTATCACTCGATATAGTGGCTAAGTTAACTGTTTCTGCAGAGGACATAAAAGAAAACCCTGAACGACGGTTCTTAAGGTAGCACATTCCATAGCATCTCTTATCCGCTTTGCAGG